TATTCTGCTATTACTACTTGGGGTGTGTTTTACCCTGAAGGCAGTATAGGTGAACACTTTTATGACGGCACAGCACCGCACATAATTTTATTAGACGCTATAAAAGGTAGATACACATTCCCTGAATTAAAAGCTATAGCCCTAGAACAATATCATGAATGGCAACCTGACGTAACTATTATAGAAGCTAAAGCTAGTGGTATGCCCTTAACACAAGAACTGCGTAATATAGGTATACCTGTACAGAACTTTACTCCAAGCAAAGGGAATGATAAAGTAGCTAGGGTAAACGCAAGTGCTCCTTTATTTGAATCAGGTATGGTTTGGGCACCTGATACTAAATGGGCTAATGAAGTTATAGAAGAGTGTGCTATGTTTCCTGCGGGAGACCACGACGACTTAGTCGACTCAACAACTCAAGCATTACTACGTTTTAGGCAAGGTGGCTTTGTCAGATTGCCCAGCGATTACGAAGATGAAGAACTATATCCTAAACGAAAAATAAGTTATTATTAACGCATGGCAATAGAAAGACAAAATCCTATGGAGCAGATGGTAGTCGAACAACTACCTGAAGAACTCCAACAACCCCTTGAAGTAGAACTCCCAGAAGAGATGAACGTTCAAGGTGAAATGACTTCCGCTTTTGAAGTTGACCCAAGAGGTAATTTAATTCCCCTTTTTGAAGAGGAAGAAGTTATAGTTACTGAACATCAGGTCAATCTTGCGGAAGTGTTAGATTCCTCCTCGCTTAATACGTTAGCGTCCGAGTTACTTGATGCATTTGAACAGGACAAAGACTCCCGTAAAGATTGGCTAGATGTTTTTACTAAAGGTCTAGATTTACTAGGCATAAAAACCGAAGAACGTGAAGAGCCATTCCCAGGAGCTACAGGTGTTCACCACCCTTTACTCAGTGAAGCTGTAACTCAGTTTCAAGCTCAAGCCTATAAAGAACTTTTACCGTCTGGCGGACCAGTTAAAACTAGAATTATGGGTAACGAAAGCCCAGAAGTAATGGATCAAAGTCAACGTGTAAAAGAATTTATGAATTATCAAATCACTGAGGTTATGCAAGAGTATGACCCAGAGATGGACAGTCTATTATTTTATTTACCGTTAGCTGGTAGTGCGTTTAAAAAGGTCTATTATGACAATCTTTTAGGTAGAGCCACTAGTAGGCTAGTAAAAGCTGAGGACTTAGTAGTATCTTACGAAACTACAGACCTTGAAACCAGCCCTAGATTTACCCACGTAGTCAGTATGACAGGTAATGACCTTAAAAAATTACAGATGAACGGTGTGTATAGGGACGTACCTATAGGTGAAGCAGGTATAGACCTAGAATATAACGAAGCAAAAGAGAAAATTGATGAGTTACAAGGCATATCAACACCCCTCACCGACTATAATGAGTACAGTGTACTTGAATTACACGTTGATTTAGAGCTACCAGACATAGATGATTACGGTTTTGCGGTGCCTTATATCGTTACTATTCTTGAAGATAGTAATGAAGTCCTTTCAGTAAGGCGTAATTGGGAACAAAATGACGAATTATTCCGTAAAAAAGAGTATTTTGTACACTATAAGTTCCTTCCAGGACTAGGTTTTTACGGTTTTGGGCTAATTCACATGATTGGAGGGCTAACTAAGTCCGCAACATCAGTTTTACGTCAATTAATTGACGCTGGTACGTTAAGTAACCTACCTGCTGGCTTTAAAGCACGTGGAATGCGTGTACAAGGGGAAGATGAGCCCCTAAGACCAGGAGAATTTAGGGATGTTGACGTTCCAGGAGGCACAATCCGTGATGCATTGATGCCTTTACCTTATAAAGAGCCTAGTAACGTACTGGCTCAGCTATTAGGCGTTATTATTGACTCTGGAAGGCGTTTTGCCAGTATTGCAGACATGCAAGTAGGTGATATTGGTAGTCAACAACTACCTGTAGGCACTACGGTAGCTATGTTAGAGCGTGGTACTAAGGTCATGTCCGCTATACACAAGCGTTTACACTTTGCTCAAAAGAAAGAATTTAGATTATTAGCTAAAATCTTCTCACGTAGTTTACCCCCTGTGTACCCTTATGACGTTCCAGGTGCTACACGTGAAATTAAACAAGGCGATTTTGACGATAGAGTAGATATACTACCAGTAAGTGACCCCAATATATTTAGTATGGCTCAAAGAGTGATGTTAGCTCAACAAGAATTACAAATGGCACAGGCAGCACCGCAAATACACGACCTACGTGAAGCCTATAAGCGTATGTACGAAGCCCTAGAAGTTAAAAACATAGATGCTATACTACCGCCAGTTCAACAAATACCGCCTCGTGACCCAATCAGTGAACAACAAGCAGCCATGACAGGACAACCTATTAAGGCTTTTGAGTTCCAAAATCATGAAGCATACATTGCTGCTCATAGTTCGTTTTTACAAAACCCTATGATAGCACAAAACCAAACAGCACAACTGGCTATTAGTGCCAATATACAAGAGCATCAAGCCATGTTATATAAACAACAAATAGAACAAGTATTAGGGCAACAGCTACCTGAACTTGGCAGTAATATACCGCCAGAAGTGATGAATGAACTAGCGTTACTTGCTGCTCAAGCTACGCAGGTAGTAACAGGTCAAGCTCAGGCTATGGCTCAAGCACAAGCTAACGCACAAATGAACCCCATAGTGGAACTAAAACGTGAGGAAATAGCACAAAAAGCACAGTCTGATGCCTTAAAATCTCAAGTAGATTTAGCTAAAATAGAATCTAATGAAGCTATCGCAGAAATGAAGATAGCTCAAGATAGGGAGGAAACTCTTATAAAGGAAAAAGAGAGTATCCGTAAATCATATAATGAGTTACTTAAAGATGTAAGAAGCTCAGATACAAATAATAGAGGATTTTAAAATGCCAAGAGCAAAAAATAGAGGTAAAGCTAGTTCATCATTTGTAGCTGGTAATGCCAACCGTAGACGTATTGACGCTGAATCAGTTAAAAGCAGAGTTAAGAAAGGTTGCGGTGGTAAAGTGAAGAAAATGAAAACTGGCGGAAAAGCTAAACAGAGGAAATAATCATGAAAAAGGTAAACGTAAAAGGACCAAACAGAATTAACTTAGCCAACGGACCAGTAAGAGTAAAAGATATTTTATTCAAAAAGGTTTTTGGTCAAGGTAAAGTTAAGACTCAAGGGACAGGTAAAGCCACACAAGGCACCAGCCACAACGCAAGTTGGAGCGGAAAATTATAGATGGCGGAAAAATCATCGATATCTAGAGTAGGTAAAACAGAGCCTTTTGAACTACAAGTAGCTCGTGAACAAATAACTTACCACAAATCCACATTCAAATTTGGGTTTAACCCTGATGTTGATAACGCTTTAGAAACCGTATGGGCTCAAGGTGGCTTATATTCTTATTTAAGTTCAGCGTCTACTTTATATATTTCAAGTTCTTCTACAGCAGACGATGCTGCAAGTACAGGTGCAAGAAATGTTACGGTTTCAGGATTAGATGCTAATTGGGATGAAGTTTCAGTTACTGTCGATTTAGACGGACAAAACGGAGTTCAATTAGGTTCAGCTTCTAATTGGATTAGAGTAAACAGAATTGTTGTTAATACCGTAGGAAGTGGTGGTTCTAATGCTGGTGTCTTATATGTAGGAACAGAATCTTCGCCTACTCTTGGTGTGCCTACTAATAAATACGCAACTGTAGCTATAGGTGATAACCAAACACTTATGGCTCTTTGGACAGTTCCAAGAGGATATACCGCTTATGTATTACAGACAGATGTTACTGCTGCGACAACACAAAATAATAAATATGCAACAGTATCTTTTGTTGCAAGACCTGAGAACTGTGCTTTTCAGGTAAAAGATAAGTTTGTAAAATCAGAAAGTTCGCACCATCAACGATACCACATACCTCAAAAGTTTGAAGAAAAAACAGACTTAGAATTTAGATGTATAGGAGACAGTTCAGAAGCCAATATTGCTATATCTGCTGCTATGGATATTATTTATATAGAAAATCCTTAAAAATTGTGTATTGTAAAAATTAAGTTATAATTTTGTATAGATGCTAATAATAGATAAACTTAAGAAGCAGATAGCAGAAAGAAAAGAACAACTAACTCAAACTCTAGCGAGCGGTAGTATTCAAAATTATGAAGACTATCAAAAAGTCGTAGGCGAAATATCAGGTCTGTCGTTTACGGAATTTTTAATTAGTGACCTGCATAAGGACATAGATGATGACTAAAGAAGTTGCCGCATTCGGTAAAGGTGGTGAACCTATACCTAACACAGTTGACCGTTTTGAAAAAAATGAAACTGAAGTTGAAACTAAGGAAGATTTAAAATTTACTCCTGACTCAGTTCAGGAAGATTCTTCTTTAAAAGAACAACTCCCTACCCCCACAGGCTACAGACTTTTAGTTTTACCTTTCAGTAGAAAGCAAAAAACTAAAGGTGGTTTATACCTCGCTAATGAAACATTAGAAAAAGAACGTATAGCCACTAATGTAGGATACGTAGTATCACTTGGTCCAGACGCTTACGCTGATAAGGATAGATATCCTGCTGGCGCGTGGTGTCAAGAAGGTGACTGGGTGATATTCGGCAGGTACGCAGGAGCACGAATCAAAATTGAGGGCGGTGACTTGCG